GGCACCCAGTTCAGCAAGTTTTAAAAGGAAAAGCAGCAAAAGAAATGTTTTTATATTTTATATTATTCAAATGTTTTTGTATTTTATTTATGAAAATGTTTTTGTAGCATTAATCTAAGAGCCAAACAATGCAAGATTAGGCGCAACCTCGGAAATCACAAAAACTGCACTAGTAGGCGTTGCAGGCAACGACATTCCAGTTATAGTTAAAAATGCCCCAGTTGGATTAGTCACATTGATAATGGCAAAGAAGGAAATGTTATCAGACACGATACCTGTAGGGGGTGAGAACAAAGTGTTCAGTCCATTAGCCACAGTCAAACCAGTACCAGCAAAGCTGGGATTGGTAATAGCCGCGGTAGTGGAAGTACCCCAACGAACGTAACATGAGTAGTAACCAACCATATTATCACCAAAAATAATTGAATTGGATCCAGGCGCAACGCCTAATAAGGTGTTGTTGGCATTGGCGGTCATGCCAAAACAACACTCAACGTTAGTCCATCCATTTGTGCCAGTGAAGATGGCGGACTGGGTCTGATTAGTCACAGTACCCAACGCCAGCATTGGTTTACGTAACTCTAAATCATATGATACCCAAAGCTCGCCAACGACATTGGTTTGACCAGTTTGACCACCAGTTGTTGCAACTGAAACGTTACAAAGGTCATACAATTTAATATCACCAGAAGTAAGCGTGGTGGTTCGAACATATTGGTTGGAAATTGGCGATTCATTTGGCGCACACTCAATAGGCAAAACAACATCACAAGAGGGGACAGTATCAACTGACCACATCTCATTGAGCATTTGGGTTTTATTAATAAACGCACCTGCGTCAGAACGATACTGGGCAGCAAGCATAACACTGCCCATAGCAGTGTTAGTACCTGAGGCAAGCGCAGTAGCGCTTGTCGTTTTATACTCAAACACCAAACCTTTAAATGAGTACTCCTGGAAGTTGGCTGCAATCGCAGAGAGAAATGGAAAAGTTCCGGCCCAACCAGGATTAACTGGAAAGGTATTCACAGTGAATGTGGGCCCAGCCATGGAAATATCCGTGATATATTCCCTGTGGCGAAACCGCACAGATTCATTAGCACTATGCATAATTGGTACTTGTTGACTAGCACTCCAAAGGGAATTGGACTCTAGAGAATAAGCACCAGAACCAAAAATTTTAGGAAATCCAAACATACCGCCAACAGCGTTGCCACCACCAAGCAGCATACGGCCCAGGTCAGTAACCTGGGAAGCGGGCTTGCCCATATCTCGGAGCATCTTGGTAATTTGGGCCAACTCATTTTTAGGATTATTGGGCTTCTTGGCCTTAGGCTTATTTTTCTTGTTTTTAATTTTCGGAGGCATGTATTGGATCCCCCGCCCGCAGGGGACTGTACATCATGGGGAAACCACTAGGGTATTCCGTGCAGTCTCTCGACACTCCGTTGTTACCAACTTGGTACGTAAATATTTACATGCAAAGCAAAACGTTTTGGATATATTACACCCCATAACCCAATGGGAACGGCTCCCACCCCACCTTTAACGCTAGGTGTAGCGTGAAACTCAAAAGGGTAACTGCACATACTCGCGTATGCCAGGGCCGTCCTCCCAGACGACCGTTAGAGAAGCATAATACTTCTCGATGCAGAGTTGTTCATCAGGCGAGATGTTGAATGCGGTAAAGAAACTAGCGCGAGTGCGCGAAGAAGGCGACCGCACATTTGCTTCCATACCGTTAGCTAGCATTCGAACACCCCATCCCCACCCAGTTTCCTTCTTAGACAGTCTTTTGCCAGTGGATGAACGAACATACAACTGATAAAAGGACTGCCAACAAGGAATACCAGAGGTGAGAGCTAACCCTCCCAACCCTACCGCATTAATCCAACCAAAAAGCTCGCTTGGCACATCAAGTGGATTGATACTAACACAATCCTTTTGAAGCGCCACACGAGGGTCGCGGACCATAACATAATCAAAGGCACCAGGCCCGCAATAAACTGGCTGCGTTTGGCAGAAGACAATTCGCTCAAAATCCAGGACAGGCTCCTCAACAATAATGTTGAAGCCCATGTCCAAGAACCATGCATGGAAAACTACAATAAACCGGGTATAATCCCCGGCCTCCATAAAAACCACGCAATCATCCCCATTGTTGGCAAGCTGTATGTTAACCCCAACAAACTTGGAGTAACTGTATAACATGGCACACATCAATAAGCAATTGCCCAACGATGTGTCCATGTCACCACTCATACGCCTACCATCAACGACATAACGCAAATCGCCCCCTATCACATTGCCAAAACACTTATTACGTAAGGTCATGTTAAGTAAGTACCGCAACTTCTGTCTATGCTTGCTATAACGGAACATGCCACAATAAAAATCATGGCAGAACTGCAAGGCCGGCACAGACACATGTTGGTCGAACCGCGACGCATCCAATCCAATTGCAATAGGCTTCTTAAAGGAATCCCATTTCAACCGGAGTTGACGCGCTTGTTGTACGGCATTCATACCCTTCATCACTGTTTGCAAACCATAAACATTTGCTATAACCTTATAAATTTTCTCCTCTATTGGCCGTATGTACCGGCCAATT